AGTTTCTTTTGCTAAACGTTAAGGATTCTCATGAAGCAGCGAGGCCGAAAAACAGTTAGCGCCGTCGCCGTTTCCGCGACAGTACAGCAGATACCCAGGGCTGCACCGCCGGTAGAGCTGAGCGAATTCGAGTCCCATGTTTGGGCCAGTGTGGTGAATACAAAACCCGCAGACTGGTTTCAGGCCGACACGCTGCCTCTGCTGTTGTCGTACTGTAAGCATGTATCAACGGCAGCCACAATTGACCGTGAGTTGGCAGAGTTCGATCCAAAGTGGCTGCGCGACGATGACGGACTAAAACGCTACAAGCTGCTCACCGATATGCGCGAGCGCGAGAGCCGTGCGCAGACTGCGCTTGCCCGATCGATGAGGCTAACTCAGCAGTCCCAGTACAACGCGCAAACCGCATCGTCGACATCAAACAAGGGCAAACAGCGGAACATTAAGCCGTGGCAGGGATAAAGCGCGGCAAGCGCGCCATCGACTGGATAGAGAAGTATTGCCGGATACCCGAAGGCCAGTTTGTCGGGCAGCCGGTAAAGCTTCGATCCTGGCAGCGCAAGGTAATCAGGGGCATTTATGATACCCCGACACGCAAGGCTATTGTGTCGTTCGGTCGCAAGAACGCCAAAACCGCATTGTCTGGCTTTCTCTGCCTGCTGCACCTGGTTGGGCCAGAGGCGAGGGCGAACAGCCAATTATATAGTGCCGCGCAATCCAGAGATCAGGCGGCGATACTGTTTAACCTGATGGTCAAGGTAATACGCCAATCGCCGGACCTGAATGCCGTGCTTGGCGTCCGTGAGAGCGCCAAGCAGCTGTATTGCGAAGACCTGGGCACTCTGTATCGGGCATTGTCTGCAGAGTCGTCGACCGCTTATGGCCTGTCGCCTGTATTCGTGGTGCACGATGAGCTGGGGCAGGTAAGAGGCCCGCGCTTTCCGTTGTATGAGGCGCTGGAGACAGCGGCAGGCGCACAGGAAGACCCGCTATCTATCATCATATCGACGCAGGCACCGACTGATTCAGACCTGCTGTCGATCCTGATTGACGATGCGCTGGCAGGCCATGACAAAGAGACCAAGCTGTTTTTGCATACGGCAGATGAGTCACTTGATCCGTTCTCGATCAAAGCCATGCGGCAGGCTAACCCGGCCTATGGGGATTTTCTGAACGCAAAAGAGGTACAGAGACAGGCGGCAGATGCCAAACGCATGCCGTCACAAGAGGCGGCCTATAGAAATCTGGTGCTGAACCAGCGGATATCCCGAGATGCACCGTTTATATCGCAAATCGTGTGGGCACAGAACTGCGCGAAGCCCAGGCCAGAAGACTTCCAATCCGGCGTCATCATGGGCCTCGATCTGTCACGCCGCATCGACCTGACCGCACTGGTTTACGCTGGTAAGGGAGAGGACGGGCAGATATCCGTAGGAGCTGAGTTCTTCGCCCCAAAAGACGGACTACATGATCGGGCCGCCGTTGACCGGGTGCCCTACGACCTGTGGGCGCAGCAGGGCTATTTGACACTGACACCCGGCAAGACGGTTGGCTATGACTTTGTGGCCGCGCGCATGGTGGAGCTGTGCGAGGATTTGGGCGTTGAGCGAATCAACTTTGACCGATGGGGCATACCAGAGCTGAAGTCCAACTTGGCGCTGATTGGCGCAGAGGACCTGCCGCTCGAACCGCACGGCCAGGGCTTTAAAGACATGACGCCAGCGCTGAACGCGCTGGAGGCCGAGCTATTGAATGGCCGCATCCGACATGGCAACAATCCGATACTGACCTGGTGTGCGGCAAACGCTGTGGTAGACACCGACGCTGCCGGCAATCGAAAGCTGAACAAGAAGCGCGCAACCGGACGCATAGACGGCATGGTGGCGCTGGCTATGGCTGTCGGCGCGTCGCACGAGCCGGAACAAGACGACACTGACGACTTTATGGCCGCAATCAGGAATCCAATTATTACATGAAATTTCTAACGTGCCTGTACATCTTGATAGGAGTGATTGGACTATCGTTGTTTGTTTTCGGCGTCTATGAGCTGAGCGGCTTCGGCTGGTCTTTAATCGCCGGAGCGGCATCATGCTTCGCTGCCATGGGGTTCTTGCGAAGGGGTCTGATGAGTGGCTAAATCACTTTTTTCAGTGCTGCAAAGCGCGGTGACTGCGCCGCGGGCATCCCTGACAGACTATCTCTGGCAGAGCGTCACGCTCTCAAACAGCGGCTTCTGGTCCGCGTTCTCCAGCGTGCAATCTGCAAGCGGCCAGTCAGTAACGCCAGGATCGGCCCTAAAGCTGTCCGCCGTGTGGTCCTGTACTCGATTAATATCCACCTCGGTGGCCGGGCTGCCGCTCGGCATATATGAGCGGATGGCAGATGGCGGCAGGAAAGACGCGCGGCAGATCCCGCTATACGATGTCGTTCATTCAAGCCCGAACGAGGACATGACGGCTTTCCAATTCTGGCAGTCTGTCGTGGCATCGATGCTGCTGCACGGCAATGCCTATTGCGAGATACACAGGGCCACCGGAAAAGTAATAGCTTTGGACTTTCTGTTGCCGCACAGGGTCAGGCTTGACAGTGGGCAAGATGATCGCATCCGCTATTACTACGCATCGAAAACAGGCAAGCCAAGAGAGATGCCACGAGAAAACGTGCTGCACATCCCGGCGTTCTCGCTGGATGGGAGGTCAGGGCTATCCGCTATACAGTTTGGCGCGGAGGTGTTCGGAGGCGCCATGGCGGCCGATGCAGCGGCCAACTCCACATTCAAAAACGGGTTGTTGCCGGCAGTAGCGTTCAGCGTTGATCGGATATTAAAGCCCGATCAGCGCGACGAGTTCAGGGACTATGTCGACAAGATATCCGGCGCACTTAACGCGGGTAAGTCTCCGGTACTTGAGCATGGCGTTAAAGCCGAAAATATAGGCATACCGCCGTCCGATGCGCAGTTGCTTGAATCGAGGGCGCACGGTGTTGAGGAGGTCTGCCGTTGGTTCGGCGTCCCGCCGTGGATGGTCGGCCACACAGACAAGGGCAGCAACTGGGGTACGGGGTTTGAACAGCAACAGATAGCGTTTCTCACGTTCAGTATTTCGTCAATTACAAATCAGATTCAGCAGTGCGTGAACAAGCGGCTGTTAACGCCGTCTGACCGCCAAAAATACTACTCTGAATTCTCGCTTGAAGGATTCCTCAAGGCCGACAGCGCCGCCAGGGCATCTTTCTACTCTGTGATGACCCAGAACGGAATTTACACTCGAGATGAGGCGCGAATGAAAGAGAATCTTCCGCGCCGTGGCGGCAACGCGGATGTTTTGACCGTGCAAACAAACCTCTCACCGATTGACCAACTCGGCATTAACAGCTCAGACAAGCAGGCCCGCGACGCACTACGCGCCTGGCTCGACGAAGAACCACCACAAAAGTAGGTATCCCATCATGACGATCAGAAATATTCCGGCAGCGCCGGAGGTTACACGCCGCTCTGGTGTTCAGTCCGACATATCGCCGCGCGCTCTTGAGAGCTGGAATCCGGCTATCCGCGCCGCGTCGGAAAAAGCGAGCGACAATGTAATCACCATCTATGAGCAGATCGGCTACGACTGGTGGACAGGCGAGGGCGTCACAGCCAAGCGCATCGCTGCGGCGCTCAGGTCTATCGGGCCTGGAAATGATGTCGTGGTCAACATAAACAGCCCCGGGGGTGACGTGTTCGAGGGCCTGGCGATCTATAACCTGCTACGCGAACACGACGGTGGAGTGACCGTTAACATCGTCGGGCTCGCGGCGTCTGCGGCGTCATTTATCGCCATGTCGGGCGATGACATCCGCATCGGTCGCGCAGCGTTTTTCATGATCCACAACGCATGGGTTTTTGCGGCAGGCAACAGAAACGACCTGCGCGACATTGCGGACTGGCTGGAGCCGTTCGACACGACGATTGCGGATATCTATTCGACCCGGACCGGGATCGAGCAGAACGAAGTGATGCCCATGATGGATAGCGAAAAGTGGATTGGCGGCAAAGAGGCCGTCGATTCAGGGTGGGCGGACGACTTTCTAAACTCGGACCTGATATCACAAGAGGACAGCGACGAGTCTGACAGCAAAAAAGCGGCTGCAAAGCTGGATTCTGCGCTTGTCAGGGCCGGCATTTCGCGCAGCGAGCGCAAAACATTAATGCAAGATTTCAAGTCCAGCATGACTAGCTCTGCTGGCGGCGGTAAGCCGAGCGCTACCGCGACCGACAAGCCTGGCGCTGTCGCTCACGCCGTATCCGCCTCGCTTTCAGAGGCAAAAAAATCACTTAATTCAGTTATCGAGGAAATATCCCATGAGCGATAAAGATCAGGACGTTGAGGTCCAGGTAAAAGAGCTGAACGCCAGCATTAAAGCGGTTGGCGATCAAATCAAGGCGCAGGCTGAGGCAGTGAACACTCAGGTTGCAAATTTCGGCAAGATGAGCGAAGAAACCCGGGCGAAAGTCGATGAGCTGTTGACATCCCAGGGTGAACTCACCGCGCGGCTGCAAGAGGCCGAGCAGAAGCTGGTTAATGCGGGCAAGCAGGATGAGCCTGCGCAGATGCTGTCTGCCGGTCATTTGGTGCAAGACAAGCTGAATGAGGTCGGAGTAAGCAGCTCGCTGCGCGGATCGCATCGCGTCACCGTGCCCAGGACTGCGATCACCACGTTTGACGGCAACGGCGCCAACCTGGCTGGGCCCGATCACCGTAACATCATCGTGCCGGGCGCTACCCGCACCATGACTGTTCGCGATCTGGTTGCCCCCGGTACTACCGAGAGCAACAGCGTTGAGTATGTCCGGGAGATTGGATACACAAACAACGCGGCGCCTGTGAGCGAGGACACGCTGAAGCCCTATTCTGACATCACCTATGAGCTGGTGCAGGCGCCTGTGCGCACTATCGCGCATATGTTTAAGGCGAGCCGCCAGATTCTGGATGACCTGTCCGTCCTGCAAAGTCAGATTGATGCTCGCTCTCGCTACGGGCTGATGCAGGCTGAGGAAACCCAGCTCCTGCTCGGCAACGGTGTGGGCAATAACCTGTCCGGCATGGTCACGCAGGCTGAGGCGTTCGCCGCACAGTCCGGCGTTACCGTCACTGCCGAGCAGCGCATTGACCGCCTCCGGCTGGCGATGCTCCAGGTTACCCTGGCAGACTACCCGGCCACTGGCATCGTGATCCACTCAACGGACTGGGCGCTGATCGAGACACTGAAAGACAGCCAGAACCGCTACCTGGTCGGGCAACCGCAGGATGGCACGCAGCCGCGTCTGTGGGGCCTGCCGGTGGTAGCCACAAACTCAATGACGCAGGGCGACTTCCTGGTCGGCGCGTTTGCCCTGGCTTGCCAGATATTTGACCGTATGGCAATCGAGGTTCTTATCTCAACCGAGAACGACAAAGACTTCGAGAAAAATATGGTCAGTATCCGCGCAGAAGAGCGCCTGGCATTCACTGTCAGTCGCCCCGAAGCGCTGGTTACCGGATCGCTGACCGAGTAATACTGCCGGCGTGTAGCCTCGCGCACGCCTGCTGGATGGGCGTGCGCGTTTTTGGAGAGTGCAATGAATCAGGTACTGGCAAGACCCATCAGGCCGTTCGAGTGGGAGGGGTCTATCAAGACGCCCAAGAAATCGAAGGCATTTTTTTTGAATCGCAGGCAGTTTAAAGAGCTGCAAGCGAACGGATTAGTAGTGGAGGCAGAGGTCCCCAGCAAGCCCGCTGGCACACCGCCGCCTGCATCGCCAGCGGGCCAAGCCTCACCGAGCAGGACTGCGAAGCGGTCAGGATCTGGCGCGACAAAGCGCCGCAAGCGCGGGCAGTCATCTGCGTCAACACAACGTTCCGACTGACCCCGTGGGCAGACTGCCTGTATGCGATGGACCGTGACTGGTGGTCGCATTATATCGGCGAGGTGAGACGAACATTTGCAGGCGAGCTTGCCACGTTCACCGGCAACAAGCACAACATCAGGGCATGGCCGATACCGGACTATCGAAACTCAGGGGCTGGCGCCATCTCTCTGGCCATATACCGCTGCGCGACCAGAATTATCTTGCTGGGATTTGACATGCAGCACACAGGCGGCAAGCGACATTGGCACGGCAACCACCCCGCCGGGCTTGCGAACGCAGGTACAGTAGGGCAATGGCATGAGCATTTTGAAAAGCTGCGCAATGACAGACCGGATACTGACATCGTTAACGCCAGCCGGGAGACGGCGTTGACGGCATTTCCGTGTATATCACTTGAGGAAGCGCTGAATGACCGCCACGAGTCCATTATTTCTGATTCGCAGAAATTGACGGTATAAAATATGAGCGAAATTGATCTGTGTGAAGCAAAAGACTTTCTAAAAGTAACGCATTCACTCGATGACTTCAGCCTGATGTCGTTGCTTGATGGCGCTGAGGATGAGGCCCTGCAGTATATGAACCGGACTGTTTTTGCAGAACTGTGTGAGAATGACAGCAACTTTGACTCTTCTTCTGCGACGATCCCGGCGAGCGTAAAGGTTGCCGTGCTGATGCTGCTACAGGCAAACTATCAGTCATCGCCAGAAGATCAGGCGTCACTCAGGAGCGTTGCGGAGACTCTTTTGACGCCGTATCGCTGTGGCATGGGCATCTAAGTGCAGTCATATCGCTTGAGGCACAGGATTACCATCCAGTCGCCGGTAAATACACAGGACACGACTACCGGCGAAAACATAGTGACGTGGGTCGATTTTTTGAAAGATGAGCCTGCCGAGGTGCTTACCGGCAAGGGTCGGGAGTTTAACCAGTCCGCATCCCAGCAGGCCGAGACCGCTGCCAGAATCAACATGCGCTGGCAGCCTGACGTGCTCACCACGATGCGCGTCCTGTGGGACGGCAATGTATATAACATCCACAGCATTGAGACCGACATTACCGCGCGCAGGGAGTTGAGATTGGTCTGTACCGCTGGCGTAAACGAGGGCTAAATGGACTGGTCCGGCCAGAGTGTTGTCATCATCGCCAGCGGGCCCAGCCTGACGCGCGAGGATTGCCGAGCGGTCGAGCAATCCGGCCTGACCGCGGTGGCGGTCAACACCGCATGGACCTACGCCCGGTTCTGCCATGCGATATACGCGGGCGACATGACCTGGTGGCGCAACTACGGTGCAGACATTGATATCGACGTGCCGAAATACACGCTATCCCAGGGCGCGGCTCACGCTTTCGGCATCACGCACCACAAAAGCCGGATCAAATCGGGCTACAACTCTGGCCTGATGGCGCTTGAGATGGCTATTAACTTCGGCGCGTCCCGCGTCCTGCTGCTGGGCTTTGATTGCTCGGTGAAAAATGGAACGCACTACCACGGCGACCACAGCAAGACGCCGAACCCCACCCATGCCAAGTGCAAGCTGTGGATGGGCTACGCACAGCGGTTAGTCGACATGTACCGGGATGCAGACATCATCAATTGCAGCCGCCAGACGGAATATGATGCGTTTCCGCGGCAGTCGTTGGCAGATGCTATCAGCGTGAATGATAGCGCCATATGATAATACGAGGCATGCAGGGCCTGGGCGACAACATCTACCAGCGCGCATTTATCAAAGCCATGAACAGAAAAATATGGCTGGAGACGCCGTGGCCTGAACTGTATCGGGACATCGAGGGTGTGAGCTTTTTGCGTCCGAATACGACGCTCAGGACGCAGCGGAAAAACATTACGAGACAGCCCGGGGCAGTGTGGCGCAGGCCGCCAGCATTGCGATCC